TCTGCGAGCCAGTCACGTGTATGATAGTTATCGGTCAACCATTGCTCGAGGCTGTGTTTTGTAATCTCCATTATCTACAACTTGCACCATTTGGTGCAGTACATCAACAATTATTTTTTTTTTTTTTTTTTTTTGCGATGTAGGTTGACAATGATGTAATTATGGTGCAATAGTTACATCATTATGACGGATACCCCTATCAATTACGCCGACATTAGCACACAATCGATGGTGCAAATATTTCGCGCGGCCGATGCGTTGCAGTTGCCGCCGGCAGATGTGGCGGCGCTTTATCTCGCGTCACGAGCAACTGATGATCACAACCAGACGCAGGCGCCCGAGCCTGCACTAGCTGAGCCTGCCAATGCCTAGGCTCAAAAAACAGATTATTGAGCCGATGATTCCCGGTACCGTGATCGGTGCCGTGCACGCGGTAAGTAGGTCGACCGTCAAGCGCTGGTGCGAGGCCGGTCAATTTGCGTCAGTGATCTGGCATGACAACGGCACGGTATCAATCCCGCTGTCGGCCTATCAATCATGGGTGGAGCGTCACCGGCTACAATACGACCCCAATTCAGGGGGTTAATTTTTTTGCGCAAAATCATGGAGCAGCAAACCAATCTATTGACCATTGAGGAGCAAATGGGCGCAGAGCCGGAGGGCGGCATTTTGTCGCGTACAATTGCCCGAGACGAGGAGGCTAATAGATACACATCAGCCAGACTCGAAAGCCAACGCCCTGAGATTTACAATGCAGCCCAGATGCTGCTCCAGGCCGGTTACTCAACAACGGATGTTGCGTCATCGCTCAATTTGCAATGGTACACCGTCAACGCAATCGCCGCCGCCAAGCCTGAGATTGTAGCAGCCGGAAAAAAAATAGGCGGTAGATTGGCATCGCAGATTAACCGGGCGGCAATGGACAAAGTGATGGAGTACATTGACACCTGCTCCATCACTAGCGCAACCGACGCTAAATCGATTATGGTGATCGCCGGTATTGGCAAGGATATTGCGCGTGATCTGGATGGCGATCCTACACACATTGTCAAGATCGATGCTCCTGATCTGCTCGACGTTACCGACTACATTGCTGGATTACTACCCGCTCAACCGGTTCAGACTGGGACAGAGACCGGCACAAAAAGCGGCGATGCGGTGATTGAGCTGGGTAATGGCGATGATTTAGCCGGTGATGCGGATGCGCTGATTGACGCCTCCAGGTCAGTCATCAGCCAAGAATCGGGCACTAAATCGGATGCTGTTAAGCAAGTAATTGATAATCAAGGTGTTGCGGCAAGTGATCAGTTGACAACTAGTCAACTGGAGCAGGATGCGGCGGGTTCGGGTGAGGGTATAGAGGTACCGGGGGGGGGGCTCGGTGATCGTCGGGGACGCTGACATAGTGATTGGTTCAGCTAGACAATTTTTTTTTACAAAAGGGGATTATGACAAATGAACATACAGTCTTTGAGGGAGATGTGGCGGCGCAGCTTGGGTTGAGCCGGGCAGTGATCAAACAGTTGCGCGAGACCATTCCGCTGGTGCATGGAACGCATTGGAAACGGGGCTCGAATAACCGGATATATTTAAAGCCTGCGGGCATTGAGCTGGTGCAAGCGACGATCGATTCTGCGGCGGAAAACATACCCCCCACCGAGAAGGCGACTCCTGCCCCGGTTGAGGGGCCGCTGGTGGCTGATTCAAGCGAAAATAGCACCCCCCTGGAAACGGCTTGTGTGGCGGCTGCTGACGGGGCTGAGGGTGGCGATGTGGGTATTGGGGCTAAGGCGGCCGAAACGGGCCAAAATGAAGCGGTTTTGCCAAGCGTGGCGCAAAAAGAGCCCTTCAAGGTGGTGAAGCCTCGGGTGGTGGTGGCGCGGGTGGTGCGGCAGACGCGCAATCGCTTTATTTTGGAGTGTGCCTCGGATGCGGTGGAGGGTGTACTGCGGGTGCGGGTGCGGGATAATCGAAAATGGCGGACCGGGATGCCGTTACGGGTACGGGAACCGGTGGGCTATGGTGCGAATGTATGGATGCTGGAGGGGCGTTCGCCGAGAGTGAAAGGACAAATGTAATGAGTGATTCTTATATACAGCTTTATCGGAGTTTTACTGATTCTGAGTGGTACCATGACCTTAACACAAAAAGCCTGCTGATACATTTGCTGTTAAAGGCGAACTGGAAGGCTGGAAAATGGCGGGCTATTGAGGTGAAACCAGGGGAATTAATTACTACATTGGATCGGTTATCGGCAGAAACGAATCTTTCTATTCGCAAGGTGCGTACTGCGCTTGCAAATTTAAAGGAATCTGGCACGATCGGCATCCGTACGGGCCGCAGTTCGACAACAGGTTATCATCATATAAGTATTTGCAATTGGGCTATTTACCAAAATCCAAAAAGTCAAAACGACAACGAAACGACATCGAAACGACATCGAAACGACATCGAAACGACAACGAAACGACAACGAAACGACAACGAAACGACATCGAAACGACAACGAAACGACAACGAAACGACATATATAGAAGAAGGAAAGAAGGGTAAGAAGGAAAAGAAGGGTAAGAAGGGGCGGCTGGAAGATTCGGTTGCGGATGTGGTCAAGTGTTTCTTGGATGAGTTGGTGAGTGGTGCGCCGGTGGGATTTGTGTGGAATACTGCCAGTCTGGTCATTTTGGAAGAGGGTTATCGTCACTGGATGGACTATCGGCAGCAACAGGGCTTGTCGGTGTCGCTTATGCTGGCCCGGCGGGATGCGGCCCGGTGCTGCGGTTTTAAGGGCGAAAAGTCGTCGATAATAAATCCCCCCAGGGAGCCTTTGCCGGCTTCGGTGGTGGTGGGCTTAATGGAAAATTCAATCTGCTCGGAGAAGGTGTGGCAGGATTGGTACTACGAGGATGCAGTGGCGGCGGCGCTACAGACCTTTCGTGGCGAGAAAACTGCCCCCCGCATGTCGAGGGTGGATGAAATCGCGCTGAGATACACTTCGCCGGATTATTAGGGCAATCGAAACTAAGCAAAGGGAGAAGATGGAAAAACCAAGTCTAGAGGAAATTGAAAAGCTTGTGAGCTTTAAGATAGGCCCAAATGGGGAGTGGGTAATTAATGATGTTTACGGACCTATCTACGGCGATGTCTACGAATTGCACGGCAATGTCTACGGCAATGTCCACGGCAATCTCTTAGGGGATCTCGAAGGGGATCTCGAAGGGAATCTAAACGGTTATGTCAACGGCAATATCGGCGGCTATGTCAGCGGCAATATTGGTGGCAAGGTCTACGGCCATATCGGCCATATCGGCAAAATCAAAGGAAACCACTAAACAAAACAAAGGAAAGGGAGAAAAATGAAGAAGAGAAAAGTATCGTGGGATGCGCTTGCTGTTTTGAATCGGGCGGCGCTGACGGACCAGGAACGCACCGAGTTGATTGATCAGGGGCATCGTGAGCTGCGGGGCCTGAATCGTGAGTTGCGTCGAAGGGTGGATAAAATCCAGGCGGTGTTGCCGGAATGTCGTCAGGTGCGGCATAGGGGCCTCAAGAATGCTAAGTTATTGCAGGCGCAGGAGCTGCTGCGCACGGCGAATGAGGTGGCCTGTGGCTTGATTCAGGTGCAGGGGGATGCTGCGGAGCCGCGCTTGGTGGCCTGGCAGCATGAAATGGCGGAATGGCTTAAAAATATGGATGAGGGTGTGAAATGAAATTCTGTAGTGCATTAGTATTTTATGAGGGTTCGCCTCATTCGCCTCAATCTGGATTTTTTGCAGAAGTAGATGGGTCTCTAGCAGAGTTTTACAGCTACGATGTCTGGCGAAATGATCGCGATCGTTTTGAGGGAATGGATTGGCACTGGATTATTTTTAAAGACCCGCCGCCAGCAGATTTACTCAAGTGGGTGAAGATGCTTCTGGGGATTCGATTTAGGGGTGTTATTCACTTATATGACGGAAAAGGGGGTGTGAAATGAGCCTATTGACTGAGCAGGATTTGAAAATTTTGGGTGAGGGCTCGCCGATGCAGGTGCGCAAGGTGCTGCGGCGCTTTGTGCATACGACGCCGGAGCGGATTGCGCTCATGAACTTATGTGAACGGCTGGACCGTATGGAGCGGGCGACGCGCTTTGTATCGAAGCTTTTAGAGCAGCAGTTGCGGGCACAGCAGGCGGGTACTGATGTTGAAATTGTGGTCGTACGGAAAGGTAAAAGTGATGGAAACTAACCGAAAGGACTAAATGGATACAATAAAAATAGACAAATGGATGGCCGGCCAGCTCACAACTGCCGACGATTATGACCCTTTGAGTGATCAGGAAATTAACGATATTGGCCTTACAACGCATGAAAATGCACTACTGCTGGTTTTCCCAGATCGTGAATCCCTAAAAAGGCTATGCAGGCTGAAACCATAAATGTGAGGCTTGTTTGACCAATGGAAACTGAGATTGAAAATTTAGTGGATGTCCAGCGTCTTGTTCGGCTTATCGCAGCACACTGGTCAAAGTCTTGCGACACCTGCAAGTTCCAAGAGGGTCCGCAAGTGGTTGCGCACGCATGGGACGCACTGCGATTTTGAAGAGAACAGTTGAATAGCTGGAAAGACTTATGACTGACACAAATAAAACACACAAGAGAAAGAAAAACCATGATACAAGAACCAATCACTGACCAACACGGCGAAGCCCCGAGCTTAATAAAGCACGCTACGTGGACCAAGTGGCCGAGCTTCATCACGCGAACAGTTGAATAGCTGGAAATTATTACGAACACGCAGAACGCCTAAAACTTAAATTATGAAACGATACGAAGCACTAAAAACCGACCGCACCTTAAACATCACCAAGGGGCATATCTACGAACTAGAACCAAATGGAATGTTGTCTCGGCTGATGTCGAACGGGCATACCAAGTTCCTTACGAACGGCAAGACGATCATTCAAAGCGGAAAGGTGAAAGAGGTTAAGCCGTCTTGTTCTCTCCCGAACGATCAGAAAACTTCAAACGTAGAAAATGAATGAGCTGGCATTATTCGCAGGCGCTGGTGGCGGCATTCTCGGAGGAAAACTCCTTGGGTGGAAATGTGTTTGCGCCGTCGAGTTCGATGAATACGCGCGATCTGTTCTCAAATCCAGACAGGACGATGGAAGCCTCGACCCCTTCCCGATCTGGGACGACGTGCGAACCTTCGACGGGCGACCGTGGCGAGGACGTGTTGAAGTGGTTTCTGGCGGCTTTCCCTGTCAGGATATTAGCACGGCGGGAGGCGCGAAAGGGAACGCGCAGGACGAGGGGAATGCGTCATCTGCGGGAAACGGGAAAAGCGCAGATTCTACTTCGTGCCAGGATACGAAGGGAGCGTGTGCGGGCACTGTGTCGGGCGAAGACTCGGAGGGCGTGCTACTTGATTTGCAGAACGCCGATTCGATTAATGTCATTTTTTCATCTAACGACTGAGCTCATGGACGGCGAAAAATCAGTGATAGATGGCAAGAGAGGCGTTGATCGCCGTTCCATGCAGCGCCTTTTTCGCCTGTCTGAGCGGATCAACTGGGATTGTTTCTGCGACGAAATGGAACACGCCCTGCCGGAACTTAAATCCTTCCTCGACACATGGGGGCAACATTGCGGAGCGCCCTACATGGTTTTCCGGGGACAACTCTGCAAGACGATCCTTGAAATTTGGAAGGCGAACGACAAGTCCAGTCGTGACGAGGCTTGAACGCCAGAATCTTAAACATCAACGAAAGAATAAATATGACTACTGATAACGAAAATACGGGGGCAGCCTCGACGCCCGAACAATGGCGGCCCGCCCGAACCCCAATACGATCCCGAACCATGAGTGACGAAATTCAACAAGACCGCGGTCAGGCGTCGCCATCGCTGGCTTGTTCGCGTTGTGCTGATCACGAGAAGCTGCTCCAAATCTTCGGGGAACTCGACGAGATCATGCACACGATGCGCCCCCGCTACGTGCAGCAGCAGAGCATGGATGGACGATACCCCTGCTGGATCGTGTGGCTGCCGAAGACCGGGACGACCGAGCGCAAGACACTCAAGGACGCGATGATCGAATACGTGGACCAAGTGGCCGAGCTTCATCACGCGAACGTGAAAGCTGAATCGCCGAGCCAATGACTATGAGAAACAAAGAAGATGTAATCGAGGTTGATTCCAGCGACTTGTTATCTTGTCCGTATTGCGGAGGAGAGATGCGAGCGGAATGGGAGCCTTGTGATGATGAAGGGCCAATTCATTTTATGGAGTGCATGAAGTGTGGATCTCAGGGGCCAAAGGCAGGGAATTCTGACCTTGCAAGGAGAGTGGGTAAGCTAAGGGGAGACCATTCACTCGATGAGCTTCTTTTAATTTTAGATAACGCCAAAGCGTCAGGGAATGACAGCGGTAGCTGACATTCCCTGCACGCACTTGTTAGGCTATTATTTTTAAAACCATGAATGAATTATCACATATTGAAGCAGCAAAGCTATTGATCGCACATTACGATAATGATCGGGATTTACCGTCCATGATTTTCTGGAACGATAACTATCAACAGCTTTCCGCACGCACGCTTTGCGCTGTGGACTTTGACGCTGCCGAAGACTCGGACCGCTACCCGTTTTGGACAACCGACGGGGAGTTTTTCAAGCACTGCGCCTATGTGCCTAACAGTTGAATAGGTGGAAAATGTCCATCTATGACGACCACCTAAAACCTAAAACCTAAAACCTAAAACCAAATGAAAGGACTAGATGAAAGCAGAACTTGAAAATTTGATCGACGTATGCCGACAGGTCACACGCTGGGCCGATGCGCCGACGCCGAAAGGGGATTTCCCGAAGCAGTTTGTAGATCGCTTGTTGGTGACGCTGCGGGATCTGCCGGAAATGACCGATTGTTTGAATATGGTATATAAAAATGAACCGAAAGGAGGCGACCAGTGAGGGTGTTAAAAATAGTATGTGTGCCGTTTATGGCCGTGTTTGAATTAGGCTTGCTGGCGGTATGTGCGGTGCTGTCGTGTCGGTCTCCTCGACTGGCGCGGCCGCTGGTGAATTGGGCGATGCGGTTGCCAAATTTGGATTGGTATTTGGCCGGTCGCGATCAGTAGAAAGGTAAAGGGCGTGTTTAGTGATAATGAGGTTGAGTTTCACATCCGGGTGCGGGTGTTTTGTGCGGAAGGGGTGCATGAGCCGCATTTGGTGGCGCGTTGGTATCGGCGGCAGTTGCCTATTTTGTGTATGGCGGGCGATGTGCGCAGTGTGGATGCAGTGGCTCGTAAACATCGGTTTATACAGGCGATGGAGCATGGTGCTGCGCAGGATGCGGTGAATGCGCTGGATTCGCGGGCACCGGGCTGGGATCTGTATTCGGTCCATTTTGATAATCGTTTGGAGGTTGTGAATACATGAGTGGTTCAAATAAAGTACGGATGGGCTGGGAGCGTTTAGGGGGGCGTTCAGAGGGTGTGAAGGATTTGCGCCAGGCGGCGGCGCGGCGCGTGACGTGTGATTTTACGCCGTTGGTGGAGGGATCGCGGGTGTGGCAGTATTTGGTGGATGAGTGTGGCTTTGATGGGCGGGTGCTGCACCGGGCGGGGATTGGTGAAGCGACTGTGCAGTTGCGGGGGCGTGCGGCGGCGGCGGAGTGTTGGGTGGTGCCGATTTATGCTCCGGGCACGAAGGATTTGGTGAGTGCGAAGTATTTTGCGCTGGATTTAGAGGCGGAGGTGCCTGGGGAAGCTTCACGGAATGCGATGCGGCGGGGGGATGCCTGCCATTTGGTGGGTCAGGGCTTGATTGATCCGCAAGTGCATAAGTCGGTGGTATTGTGTGGGTGTGAGTTGAGTTGGTTGGCGTGTTGGTCGGCGGGGGTGCCGGCGCTGGCGCTGCCGTGGCGTCCGCGCCCGGATGGTGGGGATGGCAAGGAGTGTGCAACGAATCGATGGCTGGATGCGGATTGGGATTTTTTAGAGTCACTTGAGGAGGTGGTGCTTTGTTTTGGGCATGTCGAGGGGGTGGCTGCGGCTGAGGAGACGATTTTTAGGCGCTTGCCGGAGGGGCTGCGGCGCAAGTTGGCGCGGGTGACGGATGTATGGCCGAAGGCGGTGGAGGGCACGGAGGTGTATGATTTATTTGCGATGGATAAGGGGCATATTTTGAGATTGTTGGCGGCTGCGAAAGAGCCGACGCCGTCGGAGTTGGCGCAGGTGCGGAATATGCGGGACAAAATTTGGGTGAAGTTGTTTGGCCGGGAGGGTGAAACGGAGGGCTTTGAGGTGCATGGTATGGGCGACCATTTGCGCTGGCGGCTGGGTGAGTGGACTTTGGTGACGGGCTATGAGGGACATGGGAAGACGACTTGGCTGGGGCATCAAATAGTGGATCTGGCGGCGCAGTATGGGGTGCGCTCTTGTGTGGCCTCACTGGAGGCAGACCCAGCAAAGAATTTTTCGGTGATGTTTCAGCAGGCTATGGGCTGTGTGCGCCCGGTTAAGCTGCCTTCGGGCGATCCGGATGAGGCTTGGTTTGATCGCTGTGTGGACTGGATGAATGAGCGGGTGTTTTGCTATAATAAGGTGGGCTTTGTGAAGCTTAGTGAGGTGCTCAAGCTGTTTGCATATACGGCGCAGCGCTTTGGTTGCCGGGTGTTTGTGCTGGATAGCTTAATGATGCTGCAGAGTGATTTGGGAATGGGTGAATCGGCCAATGAGCGGGAAAAGGAGATGGCGCAGCGGCTGAAGATTTTTTGCGAGACGTATGACGCGCACTTGTTTCTGGTGGCGCATCCGAAAAAGGTGCAAGAGGAGAAGACGCAGATTCGCAAGCCGGTGCGTCCGCAGGATGTGCGTGGCGCGGGTGAGATCGCTAACCTATGTTTTAATCTGGTGAGTGTGTACATGAATGACGTGAAGCTGTTTGGTATGCGGGATGCGCATGAGTCGCTGCGCTTGCTGGAGGGCAAGGGGGGCGAGTTTAATCAGGCGGATCTGGATAAAATGAATGCGCTGCGGGATGACTTGGAGGCTCTGGAGTGTGTGCATGATAGTACGCTGTACTGCATGAAGCAGCGTAATGCGGCGGGCGATTTTATTAAGCCGATGCGGCGCTTGTGGTTTCACCCTTCGGCAAAGCAGCTCTGGCACGATCCAGAGCATGAGGTGAAGGTGTATGTGCAATGAGGTATAATCAAAACAAATGAAAGGGAAAAAATGAGTACTGAATATGAAAAGGGTGGTGGGAATATGATAGAGGAGTTGCTGCTTTGGTTTATTTATGGCCGGGTGGGTAAATCGAGTAAGACGATGGCGGCGGTGGCGCTGGATCTGCCAGGCACTTATAAGCGCAGTTGGCCTGCGGATGTCGATGATCTGAATCGCTGCTTGTTATTGCTGGCGCGTGTGCCGGGGGTGCGGGGGGCGTTTCCAAAGTTGGCGCAGTTGTCGCCGGAGTGGGCGGCTTTAATTGAGCGCTGGGATGAGTTGGAAGAGCGGTTTTTGGCGGAAGTGGGTTTGGATTGGTGCCGGGGCACGAATGCGCCGGACACTTACCGGCTTATGCGTAAAATTTTGGAGGTAAATCCAGGGCAATCGGATACGAGCTGGTATCGCCCGGCGAGCAAGGACTTGGTGGCGCGGATAACGCCGAAGCCAAAGCCGAAGCCGAAGCCGGTGCCAGTGCCGGTGCCAGTGCCGGAGCCTGAGCCTGAGCCTGAGCCAACTAAGGGGAAAAAGTCGCTGCCTGGGCGGCGGCGGATTAAATGGACGCCTGAGCAGGTCGTGAAAATGATCAATGACGAGGGCTATCGCTTGAGCGATTGTGCGCGTAAAATTGGCGTTTCGACAACGTGTTTAATTTTAGGGCTCCAGCGGCATGGGTTAAAGTATTTGTCCAAGCCAGTTACAGTGATTAAGCTTAACGATGAACAAATGAAAAGGAAACAAAATTGAATGAGCAACCTGATTAAAAGGCGCAAAGCCCACGCAGCCAGTCATTGTCTGCATCGCTTTGTTCGCTGGCTTCGTGATGTAAGAGACATCAGAGCGTGCAAAGAAATGCTATGGAAAGAACTCGACCGAGATCGAGACGAAAAAGAAAGCCTGCGAGTCCTAACAACGGTGGCAGTGAATGCCCTATATTGGCGGCGTAAGGATTCATCAGAGAACAGTTAAACCAATGACACAGCCACAAATACAGATTGAACGTCCGGTCGAGCCGAAGCATCCGATTCGGCCAGAGCTTACACAGGAGCAGGCTTGTGCGATTGTGGCGCAGCACGGCTTGGAAGCGCTGGCGGAGTTCCAGCGGCGGCGCAATGCGGCGATTCGGGCCGAGAAGTCGGACCCGCTCAATTATGGCTTTCAGTTGCCGACCTGGTTGCTGGCGGATGTGTTGCTGGGCTTTATCGGCTATGATGTGTTTGTGAAGCGCATTGAGCGCATGATTCCGGTGTATGATTTTCGGCCACGGGTGCAGGTGTTGCTTCAGGAGTGGGTGCGGGATGCGGCATTGAAGGCGGCGATCGATGCGGGGCCGTACCAGTTGGGCTTGCTGCTGGGGGGGAATTCGGCGGGCAAGACGCAGTACATGATGTGGCGGGGCACGGCGGATGTGGTGCGTTTTGATGAGTCGCGGGTATGGATCTTTCACGAGTCGGATGCGATGTCGATCACCTATCACCAAGCGCTGGTGTGGGATTATTTGCCGGAAACCTGGCAAAATGCGGGTATGCGGGGGCGCCCAGCGTATGTCTCGCACAAGTCGGCGACGGGCTTTAGTAAGCCGCCTATCGGGCCGAATGGCTCGGAAATAGTTTTTAAAAATTATCAACAGGATGAGGATGCCGCGATTGAGGGGGGTGAAGTGGGCGATCCTTTGCAGCGGCGCTGTTGCGGCTTTCTGGCCGACGAGTTGCTGCCGGAGCCGTGGCTGCGCACACTGGAAAAGCGCCTGAATCGCCGCCAGGCGGTGGGGATTGTTGGGTTTACTCCGAAGCATGGCTACAATGATACTTGTGCGCGTTTCCTGACGGGTGCGCGGCTGATTCGGGCCGAGATGGGCATGGATTTAAATGAGCCTAAGCTGATCCCACTGGTGCGGGTCTCGGGCGATAACCGGGTGGTTATCAATTTCCATACGCATTATAATCCATATCCAAATCGGGAAAGCTACCCGAATTTGGTGGCAAATATGAATATGGATAGCGATACGGAACGGGCGATCCGTGTCTATGGCCATGCCGAAGAGGATATGGTCACGCTGTTTGGCCGGCTTAATGTGAGCCAGCATATGTTTAAATCGCGCATTTTTATGGCGGAATGAACCAACAACCAAAGAAAGGTAAAATAATATGAAACCAGTAACGACCAATAAAATTATGAATACACCAAAAACCGACGACGGGACTCTGTTGATGTCCCCCGACTTGTTATCGCTTTCGCGTGATGTGGAAGAAAAGGCAAAGAAACTACTGGGTCACGCGATGGAGTTTCGCGACGACTGGCGCAAGGGAGACTTCGATCTGCCAAACCTCGCGAAGTGCGACATGGAGAGTATGGAGGCTCAATTTGAGCCTCTATGGGATGCGCTCAAAGCGATTGCCACCCATCGACTCAAGACGCCTCAGAATCTTTGCGATAACGCCTAAGCTCTGGCACCGCGCGAGAGCGCGGGCCGCAACACAATAAAACTATGGAACTATCACCAACACTCGAAAACACGGCGCAGGGCGCGGTTAACCTTACAAACATTATGAAATATCACGCACCAACAAAACAATTTAAAATATCACAAGAATGCCTAGAGCTTACTAGCATGTACTTACTGAACGCAATTAGGCACATACGAGACGCTAACGGACTAGACGTTGCAGGATACAGCCATCAGGGTATGATGAAAAATCCACAGTTCGCTGAGACATATATACTCGATGCTGCGAAAAAACTAGGAATAGACTTAGGGGCTGAGAGATACGGCGAACTTGATGTATCTAAAGTTGGCTAACGCATAAGCTCATGGACGCCGACTTAAAGACTTACGAACTCGCGCAGGACGCTCCTCGGCGTTCCATGCAGCGCCTTGTTATGTTCGATCTTCCCGACGACAACAAAAAGCTGATTCTGCATGCTGCATATTACGCAGTAGCCGCACACGACTGGAGAGACCATGTTTTTAGCTCAAAAATGGACAGGGCGACCAAGCGCGAGTTAATTGGAAAATTTCCATCTGGTGACCCGCTCAACAATCTACTGAATCTCGCTGAACGGCTTATGCCTGAGTTTAACGCGGCAGCACCAATCAACAGCGAAATAGAGAAGATTAAAGCGTTTGTTTACGGAACATAACAGTTGAATAGGTGGAAAATGTCTATCTATGACGACCGCCTAAAACCTAAAACCTAAAACCTAAAACCATTTCCCTAAAATGAACCAAATCACCACTTATTCCTGCACGGGTGACGATACTCGACACCCTACCCTGGCGGCGGCACTGCTGCATAAACTGGCCATCGAAAACATTGAGGTGGTGGAGTACTGTGGCCCGGAGGGCTCGTACCCGGCCGCGCCGGTGGCCACGCACCTGGTCAGGGTGTTTCAGGTCGGGCAGGTGGACGAATTTAAATTGTCGGGCGAGCAGGGCCTGTATTCGCTTAATGGCAAGCTATTGTATGGCTCGCAGCGAACGGAGGGGCCGCGCTGATGCTGGGTGAGGTAAAGTTGACGCTGCCGCGTGAGGGCACTTGCTACCAGTGGGTGGATCCGACCGGGCGGGGGCGCAATTGGTTTGCGCTGTGGGGCCTGGTGGATTACTGGCAGCGCCTGTGGATTTACCGGGAGTGGCCTTGTGTGCATATTCCGGTGACGGGGCACGGCTTGCCAGGGGTGTGGGCCGAGGCGGGGCAGATCAAATCGGCGGCTACGGGTAATCGCCGCTTGCCGGGCGGGGTGGAGGGTCCGGCGCAGTCCGGCTTCCAGTTGGGCTTGCGGGGGTACAAGGCAGAGTTTGCACGGTTGGAGGGCTGGGATGATGCCCGTAGCGATCTGGATGTGGCCGATTGGGATCCGGTAAATGGGGCGCGTGAGCGGATCTTTATGCGCTACATCGACCACCGTTTTGCCAATACCAAAACGGAACTTAGCCACGGGGAGACGTCTTCGCAGATGGAAATGGTCAAGCTGGGCATGTACTATGAATTAATTACCGGCAAGGCGAGTTCGGACGGCCGCTCGCCGATTGATCACGGCATCGATCTAATCAATGATGCGCTGTATTTTGAGCCGGGCTGGCAGGAGGCGGATTCGATCGAAGAGCAGGTCAATCGAGGCCCGAAGCTGTTTATTTGTGAGGATTGTACGAATCTATGGTTTGCGCTCCAGCACTACACTAGCTTGGGCGGGCATAAGGAGGCGACGAAGGATCCGATCGATTGCCTGCGCTATGCGCTGCACAGCCAGCCTCGCTATATCGAAGATTTTGTCGGTCAAGGTGATTGGGCGGGTGTGGGGGGGCGCGCCAGCCAACTCTCTGCGATTGGCACAGATATGCGGCAGGCAGGCCGCAAGGCACGGGCTTTTGCGCGTAACGCGCTGAATAATCATGAATAATCACGAGTAAGGAGTAATTGTAATATGAATCCATCAAATGTATATGAAATGGGCCCGCCAGCACTACCGGAGACTTATTTGGTAGGGCGTGGGCGGCTGTGTGAATGGCTGCAGGAATGGGGCTTTACCGAGCAAAGCGTGCGCAAACTAATTGAGACGGGCGTAATCAAGGGGG